CATGTCGGCGAGAGGCTGGAGCACGGCAGCCAGCGTGGCCATGAATTTGGGTTTGTCGGAGTGAGCGCTGGTTACGCGGTCCGTCCAAACGGTAATGTCTCCAGACATTTACGTCACCACAATCGTGATTATGGATGTGGTGCACGTCGCCGCCTCGTTGAAGGCGATTGCGACATCCGCCGCCGCTGGCGAACCAGTGCGCGCCTGCAATATCGAGGTCACATTGTACGTGTCACTCAGGGCGTCCAGCGTGGCTTGGGTGAGGCCGGTTGCCGTCGTGGACTCGCTGCCGCGAAGGTTTGCCGGACCGTAAAGACGATTGAGGTAGCTGTCCTCACCGATGTCAAGCCCGCCAATGAATTGTACAACAGCAGCTTTTATCAAGTCGCCCGTGGACGACAGGTATCCAGCGAGGGCCTTTACTGTTATGGTCATCGTAATCGGCACAGCGACGAGGCCATAATAGTGTATCGTGTTGGTAACACCCTTGCTGTCTGTGACAACATAACTTGTGCCGCCGCATGTTGTGGAGCCGGGTGACTTTTTCGCAGCAATGGCCGTTGCAATGAGCACAGTGCTCCCGCCTTCGACCACTACGCCGATGGAGTGCGCCGTCATGCCGTTGGAGTCTGTGGAATTGGTGTCGTTTTCGTAGGCCATGGTGCGACCTACTCCCGCCGTGTCAGCCACAGCCGCACGTATCGACTCTAGAGGCGTCAGAGCGGGCAGAGCCACAGACGCGGCCTGACGGACACGCAACGCCGCATCACTCTCCACGGGGGCGCCAAGCGTTGCTGCGGCGGTATTTGTGCAGGTTTGCCAGCCAGCGGTAGGCGTGAGGATATTGACGAGCGTATTGGGCGCCGCCGGAACTGCGCCCGCCGCCGTGCATGTCGCAGTAACCGCAATGGAGCCGCCCGAAGGAATAACTGTCGTGGGGACAGCCCATTGCGTGTTGAGGTTTTGGTTGTCGCCAATCAGCGCGCCGGTGAGCGTGGTTCCTGCAACGCCGATTAGCGTCACGGTCGCAGTGCTCGCGGTCGGGACGTGGCGCGCCAAGCCGTTGATTTTGACGTTGCTGCTCAGCGCTGCGCTTTGGGCCGTGGCGGGTGAAAATGAGCCGTAGACCGCGACGAACGCCTGACTCAGGTCAAAATACGCCTGCGCCTCCACAGCGAGCCACTGACCATCCTGGGATTCGGGGGTGAGGATGCTATCAGACCCGTATATCGTGTAATAAGCGTTCTGATACGCGGACAATATGTCAGCGTAGCTCGGCGCGGTGATACCCGTGGCCGAGATCGTCGGAACTGGAATTGCCAAGGGTTACACCGTTGTTGTTACTGAGGTTGCGCCGTATCGTGTGGTGACGGTCATTTGCACGGACATCGCACGCGTGACGGGATCAACCGCGCTGGCGTAGGCGTCGATCGAGACAACCCCCGGCGTCTCCAGGACGGCCTCTTTGATCGCGAGATCGCGGAGCGCCGCCGTGCCGGTTCCGAGAATTTGGGTGTCCCAGGCCACGCCAGCGGTGGGATCAAGCCACCATTCGCCCTGGCGGAGAGCCAGTCGTGTGAGGATGCATTGGGCGACTGCGGCGGGGGTGTCCACGAGGAAATTCCCCGAGCCGCGCCCAAAAGTCATGTCGCCGTTTTCATCTAAAGCTCTGACGCGCATCACGTCGGCCCCGCTGTTACGCCGCCGCCAGTGGTGACACCAGCGTGGATGTGAGTGTTGAGAACCACGGTCCCGCCCTGGACGGTCCCTGCTGCGTGAAGATTTCCCGTGATCGCCGCACCGCTCGGGCCGGTGATAGTCCCGCTGACTGTGAGGGCTCCAGTGATGTTGACCGGACCAACGATGTTGCAGCCCGCCGCCGCGTGAATGTTGACAACGTTGCCCGCCGCAACCTCGATGTAAGTCGCCCCGGTTGCATCCCGGAGTTGGACCGTGCTTGTGCTGGCGGCAGTCGATGGCGCCTTCGCTTGGCTCAACATCGCCGGGATAAAAAACCCGTCCGAGATGTCGTGCATGCGCATCTCGGCTTGAGGCTGGACGCCGCCGCTTTGCCACCAGCTATCGATGCAGCGTTGGGCGAAGACGATAAGCCCTTCATCCCCTTCGGAAAGAGGGAACGTCAGTTGGAAACCGCCGCCGCCCGGAAATACAATCGGGCAGTTGATGCACATTGGAAGGGTGGCGTCGTCCCATCCCCCGTTCTGATTGCGCACTTTGGCCTGCACTGCCGGTTGAACGTTGGCCGTCTGCTGCCCCTTGCCTGCGCCTTTGTAAATGCCGGGGAGAGCCGTAAAAATGTTTGACTGATGTGACTTGAGTAACGCTTGAGTTGCGACCAGATCGTTGTCTATTCTTGCGCGTCTATCCATCAAGAAGCCCCATCAAGTGACAAACATACCAGGGATGAGTACCATTCTTGACCTCTATTATCGCCAGAGTGCTCCGCAACCAACACACGATAAATGCCATCATCTGTTGTCTTTGCAAATTGCGGCGGCGCGCCATATGATGGATACATGGCCCCATTCACGCTCGTCTGGTTGATATCTGCGTTGTTGATTTGGACCCGCCCGCCGATGCCAATCAAAGGGTTGAGCAGCGTCTTGATCTCAATGCCCTGTTCTGTGGCCTCCGGTACGCCAACCATGCCAGTCTGCGAGTTGATCTGAACCGCTTCGCCCGCTTTATAGCCATCGCGTTTGATAAACGTGAGTACGCCGTTCTGAATACTCCAAGTGGTCGCAGTCGAGTCCGCGATGTCGTTGAGCAACGCCCCTCCAAGCCCCCATAGGACTTTCCCACGCGGGAGCACGCCGCCAGTGCTGCCAACAGCTTTGAGAGCGTCCGGCGCCAGCGTTACGCCTTTGTCCGAAAGGGCTGTTTTGATGGCGTTCACTTGGTCAGCAGAGGAAGCAGAGTCCAGTGACTTCGCGACATAGCCAAAGGTGTGAGCAACAAGAGCATCCGCAGCCATGATATCAACATAGGAATCAACGTTGTTTTCTTTGCCCTTCTTTACCTGCATGATCTGACCCTTGAAGATCAGGGCGTAGTTACCGTCCTGATATCCGGCCTGAAGACTTACTTCCTGAAACTCCTTTTGAATGGAGTTGGCTGTCTCATCCTTGAGATTATAAACCCTGATCCACGCTGTATTTGGCGCACCCGCCTGCATGGCCTGCGTTTTGAACCGGATGTGCATGTCGGACAAGTCAAGCCCATCCGAGCCTGTGTTGACCACAAGGCCGCACTTGCGAAGCCATTGATTTGGCATCAGGAAGGTGTTCCGGAGTTGTACTTTGGCGCGGGCTGGAGCGACTTCGTCCCGCCATTTGATGTGTTATTCATTTGCACAGTTTGCGTGGTCGCCAGAAGTATTTCCTGACATTCACAGGTCATCATAAGGGCGTTTTCGCTCGTACCGTCAGTAACCACGCTTATCCGAGAGATTATCATATTCTTGTAACTGCGTTTTCCGGTCACGACGTCGAGCAATTCCCGCGACGCCTGGAGGGCGAGGAATTTGCTGTAGACCGTGCGGACATAATCGGTGTCGAATGAGCCTTCAAGCAACCCTTCGACTACACCAAATAGTGCCCTAAGACTTGAATTTGACCACCCGCAGCGGATCGTGACCTTTGAAGGCTGCTTGTAGGCATGGTCAGCAATGCTTGAACCTGTCTCAACAGGGTGTTGCGTGATGACAAGGGAGTCTTCGTGCCGCTCTTCTATCGTGACATCTGCCACAAATCCCCCGATAGAACGCGGGCGCACGAATATGGACTGGATCGCCGCTGAGGCGGCGCTGCCAGCAATACCGGCCGCCGTTCCAACGAGGGCGCCGCCAAGAAAACTCGTCATCAGCGCATTGCGTCCATTCTGATCATGAGGTGGCGGGTCAGTTCATCAGCGCCATCACGCATCGCCCCCCGCAAGCCTTCCGGATCGGTGACGCCGTTGATGTGGATGGCAAGGTTGTTGTGCTGAGCGATATTGGGCGACGTCTCGGCGGGCTGATCCGCTGTTGGTTCAGACGGGGTTGAAGGCGCAGCGGGGCGCCCAAGATCAGCGCGGAACCATCGGTCGGCTGCATCTCCGCGAGATCGGATGTTGCCGTAGGTGTCTGCTGGGCGCTCATACTCGGGGACAAGCACGCTGACGCCCCCACGCGCAGTATCCTGCTGGCGAAGATGATCTCCGGCGCGCCGGTATTTCCCCTTCGTCAATTCGTGTTGGACGAAAGCTAGTTGTTCAGCGATATCGCTACCGCGAATATCGTGGCCAGCCCATTCCTTGAACTCGTGCTGGCGCTCAGGGTGCCATTGGGCGACGCCATAAGCCAAGCCTCCGTCACCAACCTCCGCAGGGTTAAAGTTGGCCGTTTCACCGCTCAGCGTGCCAGCAATGGCCCATGCCTGCGCCTTCGACCATCCCTGCTTCTTGAAATAGTCGGCGACGAAATCCCGGCGATCACTCCCATTTGGCGGGATGCGAATTGAGTTCGCATTCTCGCGCGGCGCAGTGGGATTGGCCACCGCCCCTGGAGTATGCTTCTCACTCTCCGCAAGATCAGGGAGCATCCAAAACGGCCGGTCTTGCCATTCGTGCTCCCCCATCCACCCCCTGACGCCAGCGCGGAACTTATCGCGCTTCTCCTTCAGCCCTTCGTGATGCTGTTCTGCGGAGATTGATGTTATCTTGTTGACCGATTGAACGAGCTTATCAAACCACTCTACGGCTTCCTGCGCTGGCTTAACAAGATTTGCGTACATCTTGTCGCTGAATATTCCGAGATCGCTCCCCAGCTTACGAAGAGATGTTTGGAACTCGTTAGAACTCCTAGCAAGTTCTTCTGTATTAAGCCCTGCCTCTTTAGCGCGCTGCTTGTAGTCGCCAGCCTCTTCCTTCATTTTGTCGATGTTCGTCCACATCTGGAAGAACACCGGCTCGGGAATGCCGAAGTTGGCCGCTTGCATCGCTGCTGCAAAATAGCCGTCCGGGCCAAACGCCTTCTTCATCCCCGTGACGAGTTGCTGCAAGCGCTCAACCGGGTCTTTCGCGCTGGCCCCATATGCACCAGCAAGCCCTTGTAGTCCGGGGTTCATACGCATGCTCGCGGCCATAGCCTCAATGGCCCCCTTCCCCTGGTCAGCGCTCAACCCGATCTGTGACGCGGCATAGGAGACGGCCTGGAGATTGGCGACAGTCGCGCCCGTCCGCTGGCTGGCCCAGTAGAGGTTCTCGTACTCCTTGGAGATTTTGACGACGGCGGCGGCAACGGCAACAGCGGTCCCAGTCGCGGCCAGCCCGAGCTTCGCAACATCGGCGGAGGACACGCCCACGCCGTCTTTGAACTTGCGGAACGAGGTTTCATCGACTTTGAAGCCGAGGCTAATGAGAAATTCTTTAATGGTATCAGCCATGTGGCGAATTCCTCATACCATCGCTCTAATCCGGCGGATGGCATAGTTGATTGATCTTCGAAGCGCGCCCGTGTCGATCAAAGGCTTGGTCCCCATGCGCGGGGCTTTGCGATTTTGCCGTTTCCAGATCGTGTAGGGCGCAAGGGGGACAAATGGCCCGTCCGTGATCTTCTTCCGGACCGCCGCTTGAGCCCGAAGCCCGAGAGCATGGAGCCCCCTATCGACGGCCTCCGGACCACGCCCCGCTATCGCCACGTCCGCGATCTTGTGCAGCCGCCCGATAATCTCGGGCTGCATCGTCTCCATTGCCGGGACCAGGAACGGCCGGGGCCGGATGTGTGATGCCGGTTCGCCGAACTCGTTGATGTAGCCGATCTCCGCGTTGTTCGGAGGCGTCACGGTCTCTCCAGGCTCGGGCACCCGGAATGCGTTTTCAGCGGGAACGCCCACCATAACGCGGGTGTTTGCCATCGCCCGGATGGAGGCGAGCACCTGTGGCGTGAGGTCTTTGATCGTCTTGACGCCGCTTTGCATCGTTGCGGCCTTTCTGAAGCGTTGGATTGCAGGCAACAAAAAAGCCGCTCCGAAATGGGCGGCCTTTATTTTGATGCTGTGTATGTCTGCCGTTAACCGCTAAGCCGCGCGGACTAAGACCACGCCATCAGCAGGCATGCCATCATACTCGTCTATAAATTTGATGCCGTCGCCTGTCAGCACGCCAACAATTGCCTTCATGCTCGCTCTCGTGGGGTTTGTTCTGCCCACCTCGAATAGGCTTAGGGACTGCTTCGAGATAAGCGCTCTCTCAGCAAGCTCGGCTTGGCTGATGTTGAGCAGGCCACGCGCGGCGCGGCATTGTGCGGCGGATATTCTCATTTGTTTTTAATGCCATGATTATGAGGGAAACGCAACATTCCCGGCGTTGCGCCGTTGACATTTCTCTAATCATACACTAAAAATATAGCGTGTCAATGAGACACGAAGAACCCAGCGCAGAGAGATCAGCTCCACGCTGGGCCATGAACCTCTAACACAAGGGTCCTTCCCTATGCATAAGGCTGATACCCACCTTAATCAACAGGTGGTTGCCAATCCATTACCGCTTTCGGACGACGGCGCTGCAATCAAAAGCCTTGTCCCGATCGGGAACTGCATCTTTGATGGCCGCTCGATTCAAACCGTCAACGCTCGCGACCTTCACACCTTCCTTGAAAATCGCGATCATTTTACGGCTTGGATCAGGGACCGCATTCGGCAATATGGCTTCGTTGATGGCGTTGATTTTGTTAGTTTTTCGGAAAACGCCGAAAAACCCACAGGGGGGCGGCCTCTTCTGGAATGTGCCCTTACCATGGATATGGCCAAAGAACTTGCCATGGTTGAGCGCAACGAGAAGGGCAGACAGGCGCGCCGGTATTTCCTGGACTGCGAGCGCCGCGCCAAAGCCGCGCAGGTTCCCGCCGTCGTTGTCCGCAGGTCGTCGCGTCGCTCAAAGGAAGAGGTCGCCTTGGCTCGCGCCGAAGTCACCCGAGCGCTGGCTGAGACCACCCGTGTTGTTCAGGAGGCAGCGGCGTCCACAGTGAAGACATACGCCGATCTGCTTCAATCCGTCCTCTCCTTTGATGCCAACGCCGCTTTCATCGCCGGTTGTAACGCAGCTAAGGCGGCCCACGGCGTGGACGTCCGCCAGTCAACCGCGATCACGCATATCGATTCAGAGTCTCAACAAACTTGGCATACGCCAACAGAGTTGGGAAAGATCGAGAATGGCTTGAGTGCCGTCAAGATCAATCAGACGCTTGAGAAAGCAGGACTGCAAACGAAGCCAGACGGTAAACAGTGGGTTCCCACCGATGAAGGCAAAAAATACAGCAGGATTTTAGACACTGGGAAAAAGCACAGCAGTGGCGTTCCCGTGACTCAATTGAAATGGTCGAAGGACGTCTTACAAAAGATGGGATCAGCGATCTAAGCAAGGAGGCCCGGTTCATCGCCGGGTCTCACCCGCTATTTCTCGCGCCCGCCGCTCATTTTCCGCCCGCACAGCCAGCGCGTCATGCATGCGCGCCAGATCCATTAGCCCGAGCGCGCCATCAATCAGACTCTCGTATTTGCACATCCCCGCGAGAACCGGCGCCATCAGCCAGTCTTCGCCGTCCGGCATACTCACCCAATCGCCCCCGTCGTCCCCGCCCCCGAAGCGGAGGGGCTTTCGGCGAAAAAATCAATGAGACCGTTGGTTTGCAGCACGTTCCACATGACCGTGAGCATTGATTTCAGATCGTCGATGTCCGCGAACATCAGCACGCCGTTCGGAGCCACGGGCGCCCATCCGCTCGGCTGGCGACGCGAGACAGCGCCCCAGCATGTGCGGGTGACTTCGTCCATGTCTTCTTTCGAGATGTGTCCCGAGAGAGCCGTGAAGGCGCGCGGGAACGCCTCCGCGAGCTTTGTCTTGTCGTCCTGGGCCGCCAGGAAAGAGAGGACATGCGCCAGCTTGCGGCCGAGGTGGAATTGATCCATCGCCGAGAGCTTGCGAGCCTGATAGGTCTCGCCGTTGATCTGGAAATCAGACATCAGACGTTAATCCCCGTGCCAAGCAACTGCGACACTGCGCCGTGGAACGACCACTCGTTGACGCCGCCTTCCTTGGCGTAGGTGACGGGCGTATGGCGTTTGAATGCAATATCCGTCCCCGCGATTATGTCGCCCCGCGTCGCGTCGGCGACGGCCAGGGTGTTTTTGCCCCACAGCGCCGACGAAATCGCCTGCGCTTGGTAGAGCTGGGAGAGTTGGGCATTGACCGGCGAGGTTTTGAGCAGCCGCACGGTGATGTTGGCCGCTTTGCTGGCGTGCAGCGAATGCATGATCGTGCCGTCCGCGCCGACGGTCATGGTGTCTTTGTCGTCGATCATGTCGATCGTGATGCCCTCATCGGCGTTGCCTGCGCCATTGCCGAGAGAAATGGTTCCGCCAGGGCCGAGCAATGTGGCGCTAACGTTCGAAAACGCATATGTCGTCATTTATCAGCCCCTTAGCTCACGACGTTAATCTGAAGGTTTACGCTATGCACGGCGCCCGCCAAGCACGTGGCGATCTGAAACGCCACGGATTTGCGCGCGGCTCGGTCGGCTGTAGGCTGGTTGGAAATAGGCGGCTGGTAGACGTAGAAGCCTTTTGGCAGGAAATCGCCGGTCTTGATCTGTCCAAAGCTTGCGCCGGTCCAGACGCCAGGGGCGAGCAGCCCGTTGTTTACGCCCTGCGCCAGATCAGCCTCGAAGATCGTCGCGATTTGATGCATGCCGCCGTCTGTCTGCGGGATCTTCGTCGTGCTCGCCTTCAGTGCGCCGTATCCATCGGATTGGAGCGTGCTCTTGAGCCAATCGACGCCGATAATCGTATCGATGAACTGCCCGCTTGAGCAAATTCCAGGCTCGATTATGGCCGTGTTGTTGTTGTACGCCACGAACACGTTAATGTTGTAGCTTTCCAGGTTTGTAATCTGAGTCTGGTTGAGCGTTTCTGCAACAATTCCTGGCTCATTTTTGTACATGAGCGTGATTGCTGTATTGTTCGCACTCCAGTTAGTTGTTAGAATGCGGCCAAGCAAGCTCACGACAGCATAAACGCTTGAGCTTGAATACTGCACGATGGCGTTATAGCCCAACGCCTTGAGTTGGTATCCGATGTTGCTGGTGTCGCCCGATGTGAGCGCGCCCGCTTCACTAGTTGTCACACCGTAACGATGGGGCGCGGTCGATGACTGGCAGAAACCGGCAACTGCGACGTGATCCGAGTTGGCCGCGCTCAGGATCACGAGCCCATACCACTGATCGCTCCAGTTTGTGTCGAAGATGGTCGCCGCCGCCAGCGCGGTTTCCGCAGCGACGCCGCTGGCCTGATACGCTCCGGAGGAGGTCGAAGTCATTGCGAGCATGGCGCTGATGTCCACGCCCGAACCTGTCGCCGACACGAACGACACCGTGGAGCTTGCGCCGGTCGAATTCGATGTGACGACGAACCGTTTGTAGTTCGCATCCCAGGTCACAACCGCGCCGGTAAGCGCCGTCGAGATGACTGTGGCCACGCCGTTCAACGTGGTCTGGGCGCTGAAGTTCAATGAAGCGAGGTTCTGGACGCTGCCGCCATCGATGGTAATGCGCATCGACCCGGTCGTGATTGCCGTCCATACGGTCATAACCTGATTGGCCGCCGAGACTGCGCCGCCAACGAGTTGCCCCTTGGCCGCCGTCTTGCACCACCGCCCGATCAGCAACGATGTCGGCTGAGGCGACTGCGCGAACCATGCGGAGGCCGCCAGATATTCCTCAGCACTGGTCCCGAAATCCGTGCCAACAGCAGACGGGCTGCTGTAGTTCCGGAACCGGCTCACTGTATCGATGATTGCGGACGTGCCAAGGACAAGACACGAGTTGAAGTTAGGGGCCGTCGCGCCAGTAGGCGTCAACGACACGCTCGCGGTAATCAACCGTGAGATCGGTAGGCCGATTGTCATTGTTGTGGGAAACCTTAGGGTGTATTTACAGAGCCAGACACGCCACTATCCGTTGCAACGGTCGCGTGCGCGGTGAGGACGTCGAGGACGGGATAGACGCGCACGATCTCGCGCCGGACGGTGAACGGCAGATCGACCCGGTACAGCCAGCGCTGCTTGACGATCACAGGGACCGCCGTCAGATCGCCGCAGCCGACGAAGCCCATCCCTGCGCGGTTGAGCGTTTCCAGATTTTGGCCGATGGACAGCCCGTCCCGCAGGAGAGCCGCATATTGATCCACCAAGCCGCCCGTCCCGAGATCGTAGAAACTCACGAGAATGTCGATTTCCTCATGTCGCCGCAGCGTGTCAGAGCCGCTGGCATGGCCAACGTAGGGGAACGTGTCGGACTTTCGCGAGGTGTACCGGAACGCCGCCCAAGCCTGCCCCCCATCGGGGATGTCGGGAGGCTCAGATTGAAATGCTGGCCTCACCATTGGGCCAGGAAGCCCCGTGAGGGCTACGATAATTGGCTGGATGAAGGTGTTGAGCCCATCGCCTTGGAGAGGCGCAGGACTCGCGGCGGGCGACAGATAGCCGCCCGTGGAACTGTCTGCCATGGGCGACCTGCTGTTAGCGCGGAAAAAGGATCAGGCAATGGTCATCATTGGATCGACGTAGACCGTCGCGCTCGGCTTTGCGACGTAGACGCGCGCAACGACAGGGCCGGTTTGTGGTGTTGTCATCCGTGTGTAGCTATCAAGCTCCTGGGGCAGTCTTGCTAAATGTGGTGGCAGTCACAGTCTGCCCGATAACAACGCTGATACTGTCTACAGTCATGTCACCACCTCCACCTGTAGCGGTTACAGACCCCTGCTCAGAACATGTCGTGCCAGTGCTATCGTAAAAGCGGTAATGCCCGATGGAACCAGCTGCAGACATGCTTGTGGACCATACCCCGTTCATAGACACCACGCCGTTACTTGCCGAAGTGAGCCAGTCCGAGGGAAGTGTGATTGTTCCCAGCAGTACGCCAGACGCGGAGGCCGCACAGTCCACCGGCTGTATCCCTGTGTAGAAGCAGAGCGACGGCCCCGTTCCAAGCGTAGCTTCGAATTGCGCGCATAAGTTATTCCGAAGTGCTACCCCATATTGGATAGTCATGGTGTTGCCTCACGTCAAGCCGAAACGATATTTATTCCAAGATCTGAAATACCTGATGATGTTGAGTCGGCAGAAACCAACGCGTACAAGGCTGTGTTTGAGTAAACCTGTGGAAGACCCACTCGCAACATATCGTGTAAATCCGCGCTATTGGCAATAGGGATACGCCCAGACCACAGCCGCCGCATTACCAGCACGTTGAACGTTCCCGCCGATGCTACTGATCCAGCTACGTTAGTAACCTGCTGAATACCGCTATCTCCAGATGCAAACGGAAGTTGCCAACAACGCCCAACTGTTGGAGCGGTTGTTAGACCGGCTGCACCTGTAGTTTGTCCTGTTGTTCCGCTTTGGTTCGTATAAGTTACGTTTACCGCCTGATTGCCCGTAGCAGCCGTAACTTGCTCTGCCCACAATTCCAAGCCGTTGTAGTTAGTTCCGGGCAAACGTCCCGAGAACGACGGCTGAGAGGATAGGGCTGTATTGGCATTGTATGCATAAGCACCCGCCTTGAATAATAGGTCGAATAAAGCGATGCGGCATGCTACAGTACATCCGAACTCGACACTGCCAAGATATCCTGCTGCGCCACCAGCGAAATCGACGATTGCCGGAAACCCCGCTGTGGTATCGTCAGGCACAACACCAGCAGCCGTACTAGAACCGGCCAGTGTCCCTGCACCAGGTTCGCCAGCCAAATCAATAAGGGTGAACCAACCAGCCGCAACGGTAGTGCGTGTTGCAGTCCTTATAAGGGGAATGCGCTGACGAGCCGCCCCAATGAAGCCATCAAGTGTAGTAATTGACATTTTATCTTGGCCTAAGAATGATTGAATAGTGAACTGGATTCTTGCTGATGTCAGAGAATTTTCTTGCGACGGCTTTGAATTCATCAACAGATGAGTTGCTTGGGAACGACGTTGCCACTGCCTTGGTAGCGAAACCCTTGATGAGCACAGATTGGACAAAAAAATCTTCACCTGTAAAAGGTGTGCCGTACGTGATCACAATGATGCCGGGAGACCCGACGCCATTGGCAGCAAAGGTGCTGTCGTCATAGGGATCACCTGCTGAACCGCCACCCGCACCATAGCCGCCGCCAGCGCCACCAGCGGCACCAGCACCTGCTGCACCGCCACCACCGCCACCACCTCCAG